TTATGTATCATCCCAGTGAGCTTGTTGCATTGAAGCGGTTAAGCGGCCTTAGTTGGGATGACATTGGAATCTTGTTGGAACACTTAGGATAAGGGCTACGCAGTAGACCTGGAATACTTCTAGAACATTTGGGATGAGTGAACATGTTTTGGCGAACAACAGGGCTACATAGTAGACCTGGAATATTGTTGGAACACTTAGGATGAGGGCAAAACTATGTTGGACAGGAACGAGTTTCTCAACCAAACCTTTTTAGACCTTACGGTGGATAGGAAGATAACGTGGTTGCATGTTGAGGATGTTACACCTAAGCCTGGGCACCGCGTGCTTTTATGGGGCAAGGATGGCATTCAGGAGGTAGGTAGTTTAGATCATAAGATTGGCATGTGGAATGTACGGGGACAGCCAGTGCCATTTGATAATTTTACCCATTGGCAAATGTTACCTTCAGGACCTGAAAAATGAGTTGGTTAGAAAAAACCGCAGGGTATCGTGTGAGGAGGATTATGAACGGTGAGGTGAGTGAGTTTGTTATTGAAGAAGGCGATAGTAGGGATTTGTTTGGCATGTATGCTGATCGTTGTCCTCAATGTAATTGGATTAGTACGCATCAGTTTGAGCAAGAAGGTAAAAAAGGGTTTTACTGTGAAAACTCTTTCTGCAATGTTGAAAAGGTAATTCTAGGCAGTGAGCATAACGACCCTGAAGTTTGGGTTCTAGGGCATAACGACCCCGAGATATGAACGGGATAGTTGAAGACATTGCCCCGCTTGAGGAGTCACGTTTTGATGATTCTGAGAGTGTTGTTTGGGCGCCGCAGAAAGGGCCGCAAGAGGTGCTGGTCCATTGTCCATTGCCATTGGTAGGCTATGGTGGCGCACGTGGTGGCGGTAAGACAGACGGGGTTTTGGGTAAGTTTGCTATTAAGCAGGAGCAGCTTGCCGACAAGTTTAATGCCATCTTTTTTCGAAAAGAATTGCCGCAGGCAGATGACCTTATTGAACGGGCTAAACAGATTTACCTGCCGCTGAGGGCGCATTGGCAGGAACAGAAAAAGCAGTTTACGTTTCCGCTGGGGGGGCGGTTACGTTTTAGGCCATTAGCAGATGATTCTGATGCTGAAAAATATCAGGGTCAAAATTTGTGCGTAGCGGTTGGCACGCCTATACGCATGGCCGATGGCAGTTTTAAGCCAATCGAGCAAATTCAAGTAGGGGATATGGTTGCAACCTTAGTTGGGCCAAGACGTATTAAACACGTCACTACGCCTTACCTTGCGCCTTGTGTCGAAAGCCAGGTTTTGGCCCAGGACGGCACCGAGGTGGGGCGTCAGAAAAATCCCATTTGGCACCCTGTTTTGACCGCACACGGAGTTTTTTCCAGCGTTGAAGACTCCGAGCTACGCAAGTCTCAGAAACTCCATATCGATGAGCAATCTCGGCAATGGGCCTTATCTGCTTGTACCGTAGATTATAGATCTCTTGCATGTAAGGATCTAAAGCCCCAGGCTTGGTACGCTTGTTTAAAAGATGGGAAAACTTATTGTACAGAGTCATTGGATGACAACCCAATTTTGCAGCAGCTTCCAACGTTGTCCGTCCCTGTAGCGCTTCACGCACAGACTGTTCAGTTAAAGCAAAAGCACGGGCGCCACGCCCTCGACGAGTCCATTGAATGTCATGCTCAAGGCATATCCGCCGAACAGTCGTCGGACTTATGCCCAACGCAGCAAAAGATACGGCAGGATTTTCAGCAGCTTTACGGACTTTCTCAATTAAATCTGGATTCGCCCGAGCAGTTTGATGGTGGTCTTTCATGTGAGCAGACCAGCTTGAGTAAACCTTCAAGTTTTCAAGACGGTTGTCGGTCTTGTCGTGGTTTATGTGATGAACACACTCTCCCGGCTGTAAAAACCGGCCAAGATGCACCTCTATTACCAAACGATGCTGCTGGATTACCCCGTACATCGAACGAGGATGAGTTGGACACCACTCAAATACATAACCCTGAACAGATACAGTGGTGGGTGCATCCTTATAGCGGCAAGGCTTTTCATCTATCTGAGGACGTTGTTTTTGGTAAGATGGTAATGTCATATATTGGTGAGCACCTTGTAACAGATTTGACGGTTGAAGAAGCTAACCATTATATATCAGATTGCGGCCTTATAAACAAGAACAGCGATTGTGCCATAGAAGAGGCGGGAAATTATGCTAACCCTTCCCCTATTTGGAAACTATTTGGCGCTCTCCGTGGTAGTGGAAACGGGCAGATTATACTTACTTTTAACCCTGGTGGGGTAGGTCACGGTTGGCTAAAGGATCTGTTTATCAGGCCAGCGCCTAAAGGCATGGCAATCCTTACCAAAAAACTGCCAACGGGGAAGGAGTTCAAATACATCTACATCCCAAGCCGCGTCACTGATAACCAAATACTGCTGGCCCAAGATCCTGAGTACATTGACCGCCTGCACATGGTGGGTAGTCCAGAGCTAGTGCGAGCTTGGTTAGAAGGCGATTTTGAGATTCATGAAGGCAGCTATTTTCCTGAGTTTAGTGGAAAGCACATCATATCGCCGTTTAAGATACCAGAACACTGGCCGAGGTACTTAGGCTATGACTGGGGGTTTAGAAGCCCGTTTGCCGCCTGCTGGGGTGCTGTCTCTAGTGGCAAAGATGACAAAGGCCATGAGGTACCATTCCCTAAGGATAGCATCATCATCTACCGAGAGCTTTGGGGCAAGATGGTGGATAACGTTAGCCAAGCCAATCAGATAGCCGCAGCCTCAGGACGAGAGCAGCCAATCTGTGTCGCAGACGGTTCTATCTTTGATAATCAGGGCGGACCTAGCATAGGCGAGCAAATGAATACCGTGTTAGCTAGGCATGGGCATCCCATCTTTAAGCGGGCGGATAAAGATAGGCTATCAGGCTGGGCACAGATACGGCAGCGGCTGGTTGGCATCCGGCAGAACGTAGGGCAAACGATTGAAGCAAAACCGCTTCTTTACGTTTTCGCGACTTGCCCGTATCTTATAGAGACACTTCCAGCTTTAAGCATAGACAAGCGCAATCCAGAGGACGCAGATAGCACCGGCGATGACCACATGCTTGATGCGCTTAGGTACCTCTGTAAAGAACGATTGCTGTCCGCTAAATGGGAGACTCCTGGCGCTACATACACAAAAGGGAAAATACGTTTGGACGTTTTAATTGCTCAGATGAAAAAAAAGAATAAAAAGGCATTTGTATGAGTGATTTTGGGTCGATGTTTGAACGTAAGGTTAATGCGCCTTTGGAAAAGCGGTTTAGCGCTAGTTATTGGAAAACCCAAGTTGAGTTGGCAGAAGAACGTCGTCAGAAATTCGTTCAGCAGGCAGAAGAGTCCATTAAGATTTACAACGGGCACCGTGGCATCGGTATCTTTAAGGAGCTCCAACGGCGCTTAAACGTGTGGTGGTACAGTATCAATACACTGATGCCCGCGTATTACAGTTCTACGCCTAAGTGTGAGGTTATACTCCGCAAAAATAGTGGCGGGCTGCTGGAGCAGATGTCAGCCGTTGTGCTGGAGCGTAACGTACAGTTTCAGCTCGATAGTGAGTTTGATTTTGATATTGTAGGCGCTAACGTAGCATTGCAGTTTCTATTAACTGGCCAGGGTGTGCTTTGGGCCAGATACATGCCCAAGTTTGAGACTATCTTTGAAGAAGTTGCACTCATTCCCCTTCAAAATGGTGGATACGTACTGCCAGACGGCAAACCGTTTGATGGCGCACCTGAAGCCGTGCAGGTGGTTAATGGCATGGCTATTGCCAAGCTAAAGGTAGAGGTTAAGACCTCAGAAAAAGCCATTCTAGATGTGGTCCAATACAATGACTACATGTGCAATGATGCACGCAATGAGTCAGAGATTGAATGGCAGAGCAGGCGGGCTTACCTATCCCGCGAACAAGCTACAGACCTGTTTGGTGCTGATACAGCTAACGGGTTTAACTTTACCAGCTATCCCGATGACCCTAAAAACAAAATGGCAAAGGACCGTGACCGTTTTGAGGGTAAGGCTGAGATGTATGAGATCTGGTGTGAAGCCAGTGGCAAGGTTTACTGGGCACACTTTAAAGACGGCTTAGAGATTGTTGAGGAAGGCCCGCCCCCAATCAAATACGAGAAGTTCTATCCCTGCACCGTCATACGGCAGGCAGTGGACCCAATGAGCGTAGTGCCTGTTAGTGATTACACTCACTGCAAAGACCAAATCTTAGAGGTTGAACGGCTTACTACCCGCATTCATGCTATCACCCAAGCTATTAGGCCAAACGCTGCCTACGATAAAGCTATGGGCGATGACATTGAAAACCTTCTTGTTGAAGATCTTGTCATGGTGCCAATTCAGAATTGGCCCAGCTACAAGAGCCGGGGTGGTTTGGCTAGTGGCATTGAGTTTATGCCCATTGAGCCATACGTTAATGCACTGAACGTGCTGCAACAAGCCAGACAGGCAGCACTAGGCCAGTTGTATGAAACCCTAAAGGTATCAGACCTTCTGCGCGGCACCTCAGACCAGTACAAGACTGCTACGGCTAACAGATTAGAAAATCAGTGGTCAAGCCTTGGCCTTGTTGTCCGTCAGAACATGTTCACCAAGTTTATCTCAGACGCTATTGGCAAGATTGGCACGATTGTTGCTACGCAGTTTGACCCACAACGCGTGATGAGTATTGCAGATGCTGATAGCTTATTGATGCCGCTAGTAGGCCAAACAGACCAAGACCCTCGCATAGTTCTGGATGGCATGAAACAGTCCATTATGGAGTTTTTATCGACTAACAAAGATAGAAGCTACCGAATTCAGGTTGCTTCTGATTCAATGGTTGCTATTGACCAGATGAAAGATAAACAGGAAGGCACCGAGCTTATCCAAGCAACCGGTGCTTTCTTTGAGCAATCAAAAGCCTTAATTGAGCAATACCCAACACTGCTGCCGTTTACTATGCAGCTCATGCAGTACCTGATGAAGCGCTTCAAAGGTGGTAAAGAGTTGGAAGGCATTTACACTAAGGCGATGCAGGATATTGGAGAAACTGTTCGTGCTAAGGAAGAGGCCGCTAAACAACCTCCGCCACCTGATCCTAAGATGCTTGAGATGCAGGGCCGTCTTAATATTGCGCAGGTTGAAGCACAAGCCCGGTTACAGAC